ACTTATCCACCATAATACCTAAGAATATCATAAGCCCAAAACAAATAATAACATCGGGTAATGTCATGCTAGAACCCTTCTCCATTCTTCATCTGCTAAATCAGCATCATAGAATAGAGAGAATAACACCCCATACGCGTCTTCATATCTTTCTGCTATGTCATAGAAATCCAAATACTGAGTGTCCCACTCCATGTGGTATGTAGTAAAATTGTCTTCCATATACATGAGAGACTTGTTGCGACTATCTACCAAGTCTACTCTTAGGGTAAAGGTAATGTTGGCTTGACAGGAAAAATCAACGTCAAACTCGTTGTAGACCGAAGTATTGTTCTCAGCCCAGTAGGAAATTGCGTCATAGATGTATGCGTAGCAATCCTCAGTTATTTCCTCTTCTTCTTCGGCGTATTCACATGACCCATCTTCGTGCGTAGCGGTTTCATTGTAATTTAGTGCTTCGGGGTCAGTGCAACCATATATTGCATTTTCCTCTTCTGATTGGTCGTACTCAAAATCTATAATCTCTAAAGCATATAGGAAAATACTCCCATTCTCTACTAGGATATTGACTCTATGTGTACCTTCGGAAATATCTTCAAACGTAAACAAACCTGTATCAGCATTTCTGAATGGTGCGCTCAATTCGCTATACTGCGCTCCCTCAAAGGTCACATTATAGTAGACGGTGTGGACGTTGTTGCACCACATCTGGTCTAATATGTCTACTGTGACATACAAATCACCATCTACAATATAGTGGTCTGCTTCGATTAACCAACTCTCCTCACAGTCTGGAAGGTAAGGGTTACGGTCTGGGTCATCTTCAACCCAATCTACTAGACTGTCTACTGCGAAGGAAATAAAACCCACTTCATTTAGACCTGCAAGTAACATGGCTATGACAGAGCCTATAGTAATCATCAAGGCTCGCAATTCTTGAAACCGCGCATTCAATTCTTGAATGATGTTCTGTTCCTCATCTCCGCTCATACTATCGTATTATTTTTAGTGTCCTATGAATCTTGTGTAGGCTTGCCTTCTTGGCTGTTTTCTAGGGGTAATGTGCCTAATTCGCTACCGGGCGTAACAGGATTCAAGTCCTTTCTTTCGTCACCATCCTCCTTTGCTGGTGGTAAGTTTAGCATTTCTAATGCTTGGTTTAGAGTTAGAATACCACTGTCCCATCCCATACTGACTCTTTGCATGACGTTTAGAGGAGTTTCGCTATCCATAGCATCAAAGAATATTTCTGGTAGGTCGCCCTTCTTGTGAGGGATATTCAATAGTGTTAGGTGGGCAGAGAATAAATCGCGTACTGCCTGTTGTAGAACCTTGTGCATTCTGCTGATTGCTTGGACAGCCCACAGGTTGGCGTTAAAGGTCGCGGCGAACGTGCTACCCCTCTCTTGCCCTGCGGCCACACGCGGTACCTGTAGTACGGCGGCTATATCTGCATTTATGCTGTCTAGGAAGTCGCTACTGTTGGGAATGGTGTTTTCCAAATCAACGTGGTGAATCTGAACGTAATGAGGAAGCACAGGTATCTGGTCGCCCCGCAGACCCTCAAACAGAGAGATAACGTCATTCATTATAGTGTTTAGTCTGTCGTACTGCTCGGCTGGGTCTTGAATATGCTCTATGGCAGACTGGTCTATGGTGATGTACTGCTTTGTCATGCTGTCCTCTAGCGATACACGGTTGTTCAGACTGTTATACTTCATGCGTATGGCTTGCTTGAGAGCGGAGAATCGGGAGGCACCCCATACACCAAACGTCTTACGTCCCTTGTTGTCGGTGAACCAATTGCTTCTGTAGTCCACCTTGATGTGCATTATTTCCTTAGCAGAGATAGCCTTCTCGTAATTGCTGGCTTCTCTTAACATATAGGTTACAGGGCGGATAATAGGATTCTCTTTATCGGCCACGAAGTACGAACCTAGACCGCCCCTTTCGTCTACTATGTTGATTTGAGCCACAGGTAGAGACTGTACTTCTGTAATACCCTTCTTTTCTTTACCTACTATTTTATTAATGTCATTACCGTAAACCATAAGGTTACGCATAGCGTTGATTAGGAAATCATCAAAGTCAAGAATCTCTTCTACCAAGTCTCTACACGCGTTGCGTATTTTGGCATTCTTACCGCTTTCGTACTTTATGTTGTAATTATTTGCAGTTAGTGATACAGCCCGAACAGCCCCGTTCAATTCTGGGTCTAGTTTGAGCATAAGGTCGTACATATCAAACTCATTGTCATAATTACTGTCCTTATTCAGTTTCTCAGTATCTCTCACTATGTCTGGAATCCCAGCAACCGCCTTGAAACTCTGATTAGAGGGCACGGCGGCGGCAAAATACTTATCTTCCTTCTCTCTTCCTAGAATACGGTCAAGGATGCTTCTCTCTGCCATCAATTCACCTATTGAATAGTGAATCATAAACCTTGCGTTTCATTCTTTTTATGTTTTTCCGGCTTTTCAGAAGAAATTAAACGCTTTACTGCGGTATTTTTTGTATTTTTTTTAATTATTTCATAGACTTTTGAGAGTAGTAAGAGAGAACCCCCCTAAAATCTCATTGAAGAAATTGAAGAAATAGAAAAAACGTTGTACTGCACAGTGAGTATTTTTTTGAGAGTAAAGTAATTTACTGAAATAATTAACGAAAGGGTAACGTTGATAAGGCTGACTTACATACGGTTGAGCATGGGAAGAACCAAGATGGTCGGCGGAAACGACCTAATTGAAAAACACGCGAATGATATGGTTTACAGGAGTGTACTACACTTCGCGCAAGAGTTAAACAAGAAGTACCCCACGCGTAGTGTGCATGGGTGGAGAAGTAAGATTACACGCTGGGGTGGCACCTTCCTCAGAAAGACCAAGGGTGAAGATAACACTACCCTCAATACCGGTAAGAACATTGTATATGACAAGGAGAACGATTGCTACCTGTCAGTCATACCCGGTACTTCTCAGATTATCTCTATTGAAGGAGAGAAGCATAGGGCTATGAGAAAGGCTTACTCTAATGACGGCTCTGGTATGTCTGCTGAACAGATGAGTCGTGAGTTTAATCTCCCTAAACAATGGTTAAGCGCATACGTCCGTATGAATGAATGGACGCACCACATGGACGTATTCACCGATGAAGAGATGAAAGCAAAATCTACTGATGATTTAGTAGAAGAAGTCATAGCCAGTAAGAGGAACAAGGTTTTGGAGAAGGCCAATAAGAAATACTGGAAGGAGATGGAAAAGGACGCGGATAAGTTTCGGGCCTTGGAAACTACTTTTCTCAGAGAATTCAAGGATTTAATCAACGAACCGTTTGACAATTTCCACGACTTTGAGTTAGATGATGCTAATGCTCCCTACGCTGTTGTGATTTCCCCTACCGACCTACACTATGGTAAGGGCGCATGGGAAGACGAAGTGGGTGAGGAATATACTCTTGAGGAAGCACGCAAGAGACTAATAGACCAGACATTCAATCTAATACAGAGACTACCGGGTCGTCCAGAGAAAATAATTCTCGCTACGGGTTCTGATTGGTTCCATGTTGATAATGAATTCGGTTCTACTACAAAGGGCACACCACAGGATATGTCTGCCTCCCCTGCCCGCATTCTAATGGATGGGTGTAAATTGGCTAGAGAGCATATTGAATTGCTCAGTCGAGTAGCCCCCGTTGAAGTAGTCTTTATGCGTGGCAACCACGACAGACATTCCTCTTTGGCTCTAATGATGTATCTGTCTGCTGTCTACGAAGATAAGAAAAACGTGACAGTGTGTACTGACCCCAAACTACGTCAGTATATACGGTGGGGTAATAACCTACTTGGATTCACGCATGGTGACGGTGTGAAAGGTAACGACCTACCTGCTCTTATGTCTGTAGAAGAAAGGCAAAATTGGGGGGCGACTGAACACCACACTTGGTTTCACGGACACTTGCATTATCAGAAGATGACTGAAATGAATGGGGCTATGATTCTACAATTACCAAGCCTTGCGGGTCACGATAGATGGCACTACAGCAAGGGTTACACTATGAATAAGG